ATCCACGAATACGAAGATTGGGATATGATAAAAGTTTTCACATCCGGCTTTGGCAAGAAAAAGCATAGTCGAATTTTTTATATAACGACCAACGGTTATGTCCGGGGTGGAGTGCTGGACGAGCAACTAGATTTGGCGAAGAGAGTCCTGGCAGGCGAGATTAAAGATATTGGCTTTCTACCTCTATTGTATAAGCTTGACAATAAAGAAGAAGTGGAGGACCCTGTCAACTGGGTAAAAGCAAACCCTTCACTACCATATTTCCCACTGCTTCAAGCAGAGGTAGAGAAAGCATTCATCAAAATGAAATACCAGCCTCATTTAGCTATAGATTTTATGACTAAGCGCATGAACATGCCAGCACAGGACAACTTTATTGTAGTTGCTCCCTGGGAAAAGATACTGGCTACTAATCAACCGATACCATATGATAAGCTGAAAGGGCAACAATGTATTGGTGCCATTGACTATGCCAGAACAACTGACTTTGCGAGCTGTGGATTATTGTTCAAGTATAAGGGCAAACGATACTGGCTTGAACATACTTTTGTTTGTCATTTGGCATTAAAGATAGAGAGCAGACCAATAAAATTTCCAGTTCAAGAGATGGTCGACAGAGGTTTGATAACAATTATATACCGGGATTACATTAGCGCTCAGGATATTGCTAATTGGTTTTTAGAGCAGGCGAAAAAGTATCACATCATAGACATAGCCTGTGACAGTTATCGTTCTGCTTTATTACAGTCTGAATTTACAAAACATGGGTTGCCGCTAACAGAGGTCCGCAGCGGTCCCAGAACTCACGCTAAGGTAGCACCGTTGGTTGAGCAGATGTTTGCCGAGGAAACAATAGTCTTTGGTGATAACCCAACAATGCGCTGGTACACAAACAACACCTGTATCGAGGTGGATGCTAAAGGGAATACAACTTACCTTAAGATTGAACCGAAAACCCGTAAAACAGACGGGTTTTTTGCTTTGATACATGCGTTGACGTTAGACAATGAATTGGGAGAAGCCCAGGATAACATTATAAGCTTGGATGTTTACACCTATTAAAGGAGGTGAGAGTTTGGGTTTATGGCAAATATTTTCAAGCTGGTTCAATAAAGATGGGACGCTAGATTTAAATACTCAGGTGGAGAGGCTTGCTACTGAGATTTATTTCAAAGAGTTGGCTATTCAGAGTTGTATTAATTTGATTGCGAATGTGCTATCGAAGGCTGAGTTCCAAACATTTGAAAAAGGTCGAGAGGTGCGGAAAGATAACTATTATTTGTTCAACGTAGAGCCAAATCCGAACAAATCGGCCAGCAAGTTTTGGAGGGATGTAGTTCATCATTTGGTGTATAACAATGAAAGCCTAATCATTCAGCAAAATAACTACTTTTATGTAGCTGATAGTTTTGATGTGAAGAAATTTGCTTTTAAGGATTATGTTTATACCAACGTAGTGATTGATGATTATCAATTGAGCGATTCATTTATTGAACCGAACGTGCTTCATTTTGAGCTTCATAATGAAAAAATTAGAGAGGTAATTGATGGTCTATACAACTCTTATGCTAAATTAATCGCTGCAGCTCAAAAGCACTATAAAAAGCAGAATGCTAGACGTGGGAAATTGATTGTTCCTACAACCTGGCCACAGACCGAAGAGGGTCAGAAGGAACTGCAAGATCTTCTAAACAGAAGGTTTAAACGTTTCTTTGAGGCGGAAGGGGATGCTGTTGTTCCGCTTACAGCTGGATTGCAGTATGAGGAGTTAGACAATAAAGCAAACGGCAATAAGGGTAGCGTGGAAGGCCGAGACATCCGAGCATTTGTTGATGATATATTCGACTTTGTGGCTATCGCATTTCAGATACCACCAGTCCTGCTTAAGGGTGGTGTAGCGGATACTGAAAAGGCTATGGACAATTTTTTGACGTTCTGTATTAATCCATTGGCGGAGCTGATTAGTGACGAAATAAATCGGAAGTATTATGGTAAAAAAGCGTTTCTTGAGCGCACATATATGAAGATTAACACAAGCATAATTAGAGCTCATGACATTAAGGATATTGCAGGAGCTCTAGAGATATTATTCCGTATTGGTGGCTATTGCATCGATGACATCTTAGCAGCACTAGGCATGGAACCGCTTAATACCGAGTGGAGCGAGCAGAGATTTGTGACTAAAAACTACGCTCCAGTGGAATCAGTTATCGCTGAAGGAGGTGATGGTGGATAGCTGACTTTTTGGACTTGAAAGGAGGGGTGTTGTTTGAAGAAAAAATATTATTCGATGGCGGTAGAAGGAAACGAAGCGAACATTTACATCTATGGTGATATCGTTTCGTTGGAATGGTATGAGAATGATGTTTCCAGTTACACGTTGGTGAAAGAAATTGAGAGCCTTCCGGAAGACGTTGGTACTATCAACGTCTTTATTAACTCCTACGGAGGCGAAGTCGCAGAGGGACTTGCGATTTATAACGCTCTTCGGAGACGCCAAACAAAAGTAAAGACCTACTGTGATGGGTTCGCCTGTTCAGCTGCTAGTGTAGTGTTTATGGCTGGCGATGAACGAATCATGTCAAATGCTTCTTTGCTCATGATTCATAATGCCTGGTTATTTACGGCCGGAGACCCGAGTCAGCTCCGCAAAGATGCAGATGACCTAGAAACAATAAATCAAGCAACCATTAATGCGTACATGAATCACATAAATATCACCGAAGAAGAGCTGAAAGCGATGATGGATGCCGAGACATGGCTCTCACCTAATGATGCTTTGGAGATGGGTTTTGCAACAGCTATTATAAACGTTCCTGAGAAACAAGCTGCGAGTCAGAACCTGCGCAAGAAGATGGTCGAAATGATTTTAAAACAGCAGCAGAAGATGGGCACACCACCTGAACCTAGCCCCGAACCGGAGCCAGAACCGGTACCAGAGCCCGATCCACAAGGTAAGGGTTTATTTAATTTTTTGGCAGCATTAGCTGACCGATTAACAAAGGAGGAAGATTAAAATTGAAAAATATTGATTTGCTGGGAAAACAAAAGGCTGAGATGAAGGATAGGATTGTTCAAGCTGTAAAAAATGGTGACGATGATGGTTTTGCACAAGCTTTTATCGAGTACACTGAAATGTTACAAGAGGCTGTTTTGGCTGAAGCGAAAGGTCTAGTTCAAGCAACAGACAACCAGATTTTGGCTGGTCGTGGAGTAAGAGTTCTCACATCTGAGGAAACAAAATACTATCAAAAACTCATTGAGGCTATGAAATCTGATAATCCTCGGCAAGCATTGAGTGGTTTTGATGCTGTTTTACCAGAAACTGTTATTGAGACTGTATTTGACGATTTGACAGAGGAACATCCGTTGCTGTCCAGGATTAGATTTGATAACGCTTCGGCGTTAATCAAATGGATTTATTCCACCATGGATGGGCGCTTTCTGGCATGGTGGGGTCCGCTGTGCGGAGAAATTAAAAAACAATTGGCGGCTCAGTTCCAGTATCTTAATCTCGAGCAAACCAAATTAAGTGCTTTTGTGCCTGTTTGCAAGGCGATGCTGGATCTGGGCCCCGCTTGGTTGGACCGTTATGTTCGCACCATTTTAACCGAAGCTGTTGCGAACGGTGTAGAAAATGGTATTATTAATGGCCGTGGTCTGGCTGATGGAGATCTTAACCCCGATAATAGAATTTATGAGCCAATCGGTATGATTCGAGATTTAACTCAATTCGATACTGCAACAGGATTCGCAGAGAAACAAGCTATTTCTGTAACTGATTTTGCTCCTCAAACCTACGGAGAACTTGTATCGCAGTTAGCTGTAAGCAATAACAACCTTTATCGCCCAGTTACTGAGTTGTTGATGATTGTAAATCCGGTTGACTATCTGCAGAAAGTTATGCCGGCAACCATTTACCAGAGACCTGATGGCACCTGGGCAAGGGATATCCTCCCGCTGCCTACTGATATTGTCCAGTCTGCGTGGTTAGACCCGGGCAAAGCAATCCTCGGTCTGGGCAAACGTTACATCATGGCCATAGGCGCTGGCACTAATGGTGGACGCATTGAGTACAGCGATGAGTACCGCTTCCTCGAGGATGAGAGGACCTATCTCATTAAGTTGTATGGTACCGGTCGCCCAATGGACAACAGCTCTTTTATTGTTCTCGATATCAACGCCCTTGAGCCTGTTACTCCCAAAGTAATTGTAGCTAATATCGATGAGTTCCCCAGTGTACCCAGTGTACCCAGTGTATAGGAGGAGGAATAAATGAAAGCTA